TGAAGCGCAAGGCTGCGCTACCGAAGAGTTTCAGCCAATGAGTTACGGGCGGCGGGAACCTATTTTTAACGGTTCAATAAAACGACCGCTGCCCACCCTTTATGGGGCGGGACTTCATTAACGAGGTCACTCAGCAAAAAAACCGCCCCACCCCTTTATGACTCCCGGCACTAACTTATCTATTTAGGTGGAGCAGTTGTTCTAAATTTCACCCGGGAGTCACCCAAACCCCTCGCCAGCGGGCAGCTGGCCGCGCCGGATAGCGTACACCGGATATGGAGAGTGGCAACCAAAAAACAAACAGCCACACGGTGCCCGCCACGAAGGCCGACGGGAATCTGACGCAGACCAGATTTGAAGGACGCTGCCGGGTTGCATGGCCCGAAGGATTAAGTCGCACCAGACGGGTATCCGTACCCGACACGACACTGATCCTGAAAACACCGCGCTGCAGCGACTGGTAATCGTGGGCAGCACCCATTCAATCGTCGGCAAAATTCGGGCGCGTGTACCGTGAGAATCTTCTGGATTCCTATACCGACGATGAGTCGCCCGCCGAGAGCGTATCTCGGCCAATGGTGGATGGACTTGTATACCGCTGGCACCTTCTCCACTCGGGGGGTCAGCACCTATTTATGTTCCCGAAACTAATTTCGGGATAATGGTTGAAACCCGCGTCGTTCGCGGGGATTACATGGGAGGAAGTGATGGACTTTGACAAAACCTACGGGCGCAGCGGCTTAATGGTTATCGCCGCAGTGCGGTATTGCATTGGTAGGCGATCCTATATTGTCGGTGATTGCGTTGATTGGATATTGGCTAATTGGCGCGACTGGCCAGCGAATGTCAAGGCAATCGTACAGCGCGACATAGAATATGAGTTCGAGCGGGCCGCGCAGAATCCAGGCTGGAACCCGCTTGGCGATGATTGCGATAAGCGGGAGTGGGAAAAGGTGAGAGCGTTGTGGAGAAAATAAATGACCACTGAAGAAAAGTTGGAATACCTGATCGAGAAAATCCGCGTGATGAACCAAGCGGTCGATAACGCAATGCCCAGTGAAGTGCTGCTGGAACTGCGGCGGACTCAGCAAACGATAGAGGGCTGGGACAATGCGCCTGCTGAATGACGTGTCCCGCTGCCTTGGCTCACTGGAAGAGTCGGGAATCTACCGAATCTGCGACCGCCGCCAATCCTGCGCCCGGTATGTGCAGAGGAATGCCGGTGGGGAACGAACGCCGATCACCAACATGATTTGCCGGGATGGAATTGATTTGTATATACAGGAGGAGCCGAATGGAACCGTTCTTTCTGACGGATATTGAGGTGGCCCAGCTAACCGGCCTGAAGCGCAAAAGCGCCCAGGTTAAGTGGCTACGCGGTTCCGGCATTCCGTTTCGGGAGAATGCCGCTGGTCGCCCGATTATTTGCCGGTCGGCTCTTGATGGCGGCAAGCCACAGCCGATATCATCCAGTGAGTGGTCGCCTGCGGTGTTGAGGTAAACGATGGGACGCAAGCCAAGCAAGAAAGCCAAGAATCTGCCGCCACGGATGCGGGCCAGGGCCAAGGCTGGAGGTGTCCTTTGGTATTACTACGACTGCGGCGGCAAGCCACGCAAGGAAATCCCGCTAGGCAATGACTATGTGACCGCCATCCAGAAGTGGGTCGAACTGGAAGCCGCGCCCAAGTCTGTAGCGGATTCTATGAAGACATTCCCCGCCCTCTGGAACCGCTACGTCCGTGACGAACTCGACAAGCTATCCGCCGCCACCATTCGCACCCATCGCAGCGATATTAAGCATCTGCTGACGTTCTTTGGCGATCCGCCGGCACCGATTGAGCAAATCAGGCCGCTGCATATCCGCCAGTTCCTGGACTGGATGAAGGACAAGAAGACCACTGGCAACCGCTGCAAGCGCTTATTTTCCAACCTCTGGAACCACGCCCGCGCCTGGGGCTGGACTGATTTAGAGAATCCATGCGTCGGCATTACCGGCCATGCCACCGGGTCGCGTGATGTCTATGTCACCGATGCCGTCTATCAAGCCGTTTGGGAATGCGCCACGCCACCGATTCAGGATGCAATGGATCTTGCCTACCTGACCGGCCAGCGCCCTGCCGACGTGCTGAAAATGAGCGAGCGGGACATTGCTGACAACAGCCTACCCATCAAACAGCAAAAGACCGGCGCAAGGGTCCGCATCCGCATCCAGGGCGAACTGGAAGCGCTTATCAAGCGCATCAAGGCTCGAAAGAAAGGCTACAAGGTTTGGGTAACGGCATTGCTGGTTCAGATGAATGGCAAGCCGCTGACACCAATGACGCTGCGGAATGGTTTTGTTGCTGCAAGAGACGCCGCCGCAGAAAACAACCCAGACCTTGCAGAAAGCATTCGCGCGTTCTGGTTTTACGATTTGCGAGCCAAAGCCGCCGATGACGTGGCTGAAATATCAGGCGAATCCGCCGCCCAACAACTCCTCGGACACACCGATGGAAGGACCACCGCGAAGCACTATTTAAGGCGTGGGAAGCTGGTTGACCCGACCCGCTGAAGGTGCAAACGCGGACCAGAGCGCGGACCAAAGACGACAATCATTCTCGAAAGGCCCTGCAAGCCGCGTAAATGCTGGAGCGGGTGATGGGAATCGAACCCACGCTATCGGCTTGGGAAGCCTACCCGAAAATCCCTACACGACGCGGCTTTGATCGCTGTTTCTGGTCCGCAACCGTACCAATTTGAAACCCGTACACATGGCGTCATTGTTGAAGGGCTAAATTAGACGCGGACCGGAAGAGGAGCGATCTGGCCGCGCAAATGCGGTGATTATTCGGCCTTCGGATACTTTTCCTTGACCGCCATGCAAGCATCCACCCATCCCTGCAACTCAGCAGGGACGTTATCCGGGTCTGAGGCGAAGTGGCGGAAAAGCGCATCAAGCTGATCGCCAACTGGCGGATAGGCTTCCTTCCTTGCCTCGCAATAATCTCTGACATGTCGAATCTTCATGGCACGACCACCTCCCCCTCCCAATCCTTATACGGCCAGCACTCCACCCGCAGGCTGTAGCTGCCGGGTAGCGGAAACTCAAGCTCGACCTCGCCTTCGGCAGGGTAACTTACCCCGTTAATCCACAATGTTGACCCGTTAGGAACTTCGAACAGGGTAAGGTCGGTGCGCGTAACGGGGGAAGCTGGGCGTTCGGTTGGTTGGCCGTTGAGGATGTAGTGAGTCCTGGCATCCCATCTGCCGACAGCATAACCAATACCTTCGCGGGCATTCAACTCCAAACCTTCTAGGGTTGAGTAACCCCATGACATGCCAAGCTGTCCGGTTGCTGGGTCATACTCTGTTACTACATAGCTCATCGTTTTAACTCAAAAATAGCAGCCGACAATGTTCTATAGAACCCGCCTGAAAAATCTCTGTAATACAACACATCAACATAGTAGGTAAATGCACTGGTAGGTGCAGATTCGTCGCACCAAGATAGCGTGAGCGTGTTAAGCACTGAATTGTAGGCTGAAGTCAATAATGTTAAGCCGTCTCTGCGTAGTCTTAGATTGAGATATACAGGGCTTAATAGAGACCCGCCATCAGCAACCCAAAACACCTGCGTGAATACCTTCCCCCTGTTGCTGTTGGCTGGAATGGTCACCGCAAAAGAATTTATCCAGGTGCTGTTTGCTGGATTCACAAAGCCTGGTTGTGCGGAGCCTGATACAGAATAACTGACTGCGCCTGCCGCCAAATTGGCGGTATCAACGCCGCCAATCGTGATCTTGCCGCCAGAAATGCTGTTGGCGGATATTCGGTCAACCGACAAGGTGCCGCCGGTAATGTTCGTCGCATTCAGGTTAGTGACGGTGACATTGTTGCCGTTTAGGGTGCCGGTCGTGATACTCCCGGCATTCAGATTGGTGACATTGACCAGACTGGCGTTCAGCGTCCCTGCCGTGATCTTGTCTGCCGACAGGTTCGGGATATTCGCCGCTGTCCAAGTACCCAAAAAGGTCGTCGTGGCTCTCAGCGTCCCGTTGACCGTGACGTTGTTGAATACGGCGCTGCCATCACCCAGAATCTGCCAGCCTGCCGAGGCGCTGTAGTTGCTGGACCTTAATACCGAGGTTGCGCCATTCATAATCAGCGTCTGAGCGCCGATGGTGCCGCCTGTGATCTTGTCGGCGGTCAGACTTGCTATCTTGGCGCTGGTGATTGTTGCGCTGGCAATGTTCGCATCAGTAATCGTTGCGCTGGCAATCTTTGCCCCGGTGATTGAGGCGTTCTGTATGGCTGCGTTATTGATGAAGGTCGTATTGGTCCCAGTATCGACATAGAACGGAATCAGCGTCGATGCGCCCGGTTTTCCAATCGCAAACTTGTCGGCGTTGATGAGGAAGCCGCTGGCCCCTGCCCCATCGTTATATAGCCCAAACCCAGCGGCATACCCATTCACATCCAGCTTGACGCTGTACTGGGCCTTCAGCGATCCGGTATCCGTCGCCAGCGTCGAGAGGTTAGTCTCCACCGAGGCCGTGCCGTTGGCATTGGTCACGCTGACCTGCTTGACGGCTGTAGCAAACGGCTGGTCGGTCCATGTGCCGCCCGCTGCCAGACACAAGGCCCGCGTGGTGTTGATGCCTGGGCTAATCGAACAAAAGCCGACCTTGGCCTCTTCCTTATTTGCGACACTGGCTTGCAGGGTGGTGATGCGCGTGTCCGTCGTCTCTACCCAGGCGCTGCCTGAGTATCGATAGGGCTTGTTGCCGTCGTCGGTGTCAAACCACAAGTCGCCCGTCACCATGCCGGTGGTCGGTGCGGCGGTCTGATAATAGGTGCGCGTCTTGCTGGCGGCCGCCGAAATGCTGTTGATGCGCTGCGCCGCCGCCCCGGTCGGAGAAGCCGTGGCGCTGCGAATGTCCAAGATTTCGGCCCAGCTATCGGCTAAGCGGGTGTCACTGGTTTCAACCCACGCGCTACCGCTCCAGCGGTATGGTTTGTTCCCTTGATCCGTGCGGAATAGCAGGTCATTAGTCTTCAGCGTGTAGGACGCATCGGATACCGGGTTAGTGGCCAAGTAAAAGACGCGATTCTTGTTGTCAGATAGTACCCGGACCACCTCAAGCTGGGCATAACTGGCTCCCGGCGCATTCCGGCCCACGCCCATCCAGTCAATGCTGAACGTGTCGCCCGAGCCGGTCCCCAGTTGCAGGCGAATGCCCGTGATCGTGTTGCCGATGTAATTCGCCTCGGCGGACATGTCCCAATCGGCTTCAACATAGTTTGAGCTGATGTTGGTCGGCAGGGTGATGGTCTTGGTGCCACTGCTGCTGGCCCCGTAGTAATAGGTCAGCGTTCCGGTCCAGCCGGTGCCTGCCGTGCGCTTCACCCGCATCCGAATCAACTGGTACGCCGCGCCGTCAATGGCGAGGGTGCTGGTACGGAAAAAAGGCGTTGCGCCGGTGCCCGTCACGGTCAGATAGCCGCCCGATACGGCCAGCGTGCAGCCGCCATTGGTCCAGCCGGTAATATCGGCACTGGTGTCGAAATACCAGATTTGCTTACCGTCGAATTGGCCGTTACCCACCGCGACTTGATTGATCTGCTGCACTAATCCGGTGTACTGGTCAGCCAGTCTCTTGTTGACGCTGCCGTCCAGAGATGACGCGCCGTCAATGAGGTTGATCCGGCTCTGTAGGTCTGAGTACAGCTTGATAGTGGGGATGCCGTAGTCTGGCCAGTATTCAGGCTTTTCTGCCGCACCAAAGCCCCAAGGGGAGTAAAACGGCGACGGGTCAGATTCGCGCCCGATCTGCTCTTCAAGCATGAGTCCGTCAAAGTCCAGTGCCACCGCTGTCGTGTCCAGAGACAGGCCGATCCGCGCTTCGGTAGCCGCATCTGCCGTGAGGTCAAATACGCCCGATAGCCGCTGCCAAGACGTACTGCCATCGGTGGTGCCGCTGACCGTATAGGTCGCCGTGGCCGTCGTCAGGCGGATGCTGGCGGTTCGGGCCACCGCCGTGCTGGGCTTGACGAACCACGACATGATCCACTTGCGGTTTGCCGTCAGCAAAATGTTGAACTGCCCGCTGGCCGATAGCCACGCCACGCCGCCCGCTGACGAGAGCGTGACGCGAGCGCACTTCTCGCCGTGGATGCGATTGGTCTGCTGACTGATGGTCGCATTGGTGGTGTGCGTCGGCGGCAATCCGGCGGGCCACTCAAAGCTGGCATAGTCATTCGGTAGGATGTTGATGCCCCGTCCGGCCCCGTCATCCGGCGCGGGTGATTCGGGATCGCCGGTTTGAAGGCTGGGATGCCATGCCGAGGTCAAGCTGCCCTTATCGACATCACGCCACCAGTTCACCCGGTTGGCGGTGGTGTCGGTCGGCTGGCTGGAAATCAGCGTATAGCCCGACCCTGGATTGCTGGCATGTTCTTGGACAAAGCCGGTTGCGGTTTCTCGATAGAGGCTCATGGCTTCACACACTCCATCCAGAACAAGCCTCGGACGTACTGCCCGCCGATATCGCGGCACTCAATGTAGCCAATTCCCAAATAAACCCACAGGAATACGACACTGCAAAGTAAAAGGGTGATTCGGATGTATATAAAGCGCGTACTCATAGCACCTCCGCCACTTCCAACGCCGCTGAGTTTCTTAGCGGATAGGGATACTCAATCGAACTGAGCGAACGCATCCGACCGAGGAAGTTGCGCTGATCGCGAAAGGTGAGGTCCGCATCATCCGCGATCAGATAGACCTCGCGGCTGACATCCTGCTGCCGCAACATGACCAGCAACATGCGGTAGGCTTCGGTGTTACTCAGCCAAGATAGCTGCCCGCGCCAGATGCGGCGATTGGGCCGCTCATCGAAGTATTCCGGTCCCGCCAGCGACTGCTGGACGACCGTCTGCGATTCCAGCTCCAGCGTCTCTCCGAAGTCATTGGTCACGGTCGGCATAAACCGCCAGCCGATAAAGAGGCGGGAGAGTTCCACGTAGCCCGCCGTGTTGCCGGTATCGCTGATGCTGATGCGCCAGTAGCGGGCATTAACGGCGGTGAAGTGCTTGGCATAATCCGTGGCGCTGTAGACCGTCTCGGCGGTCGAGTCATACAGCGTCGGACTCATGCCGGAATTGCTGGCCCCTTGGATACGCACGGTGGCCGTCGCAGACAGGTTATGGCCGACCAGTGCTATCACGCCGATACTCTGCGCCGTGCCGAGATCAAGGTTGATGACGGTGCTTGCCGCCAGCGCGTTGCTGCTGCGGGTCTTCTGATAGAGGTAGCGCGTCTTCAGATTCGCCAGCGGATAACTGGCATTCCAGGTGCCGCCTGACAAGGTAGAGACATCGGTCTGATTTGCGTAGCCCAACACTAATGACATATCACCCCCAGAGTGTGAGATCGAGTGTGCCGGACTGGAAGTCGGCAGAGACAGAAATGACGGTCATCAAGCGCCCGGTGCCGTAACTCAGTTTGTCCGACTGCACATTGACGACAGCACCCAGATCAAGCGTGGCGTAGCGATCCGCCGGATTAGCCAGCGTGACGGTGACGACATCCCGGCGCTGAGAGAACAACGCCAGTCGTCTGGCCGATTCAGCCTGCGCGATGGAGATGCCGTTGAGGGCCGAATCGTAGGTTTCGGTTTCGGCCAGCAATCGCTGGGTTTTGACATCCGCGTTCTCGGCCTTCTGGTCGCGTGACTCGGACGCAAACCACGCCGCCCGCAGTTCCGGCACCACACCCGCCAGTGACTTTTTATCTTGCGTGACATAGTTGATGTCGGCTTTGAGGGTGGTCTGCCACAGCGGCAACTGGCCCTCCGGCTGGCGCTCAATCTCCAGCACCTCGTTATCGGTTAGCGTGGCAACGGGCGATCCAGAGGGCGCTTCGAAGCGGGCGATGCGGAAGCGGTTCAGTGAGTCAAAACCCCACCAGGCACCGACCGATTGGCAGAGGCGGTCAATGAGGCTGGCCGTGGTTTCTTCGCCTTGGACGACGATGCCCAAGCTGCCCGCGTTCTTGCTGTTGAGGGTGGTGAAATCAGCGGCCACCCAATCACTGGAGGTGTAGCCCTTCTCGGTGAGGATGCGCTGCACCAAACCTGCTGCTGTATTCGATAGGTAATCCCATTCCTCCGTCACAGACACGCTGATCTGGCCGTAGGGAACAGAGCCGAGACGGAAGCACCCGATAGAGGGGCAAGCACGCCATGTGCCTTGCGCTGGCTCATTCGCCTCCATGTCGGCCTGATTTGTGTAGTCCGCACCCTTGGCCAGATAAGCCCCCGCGTCGAACACGTTGAGAATGGCATCCACTGCGCCCGCGTTGACCATGTAGATCAGCTTGCTGGTATTCACCTGAACCGGCTGCATCAAGGCAATGCGCCCGAGGATGCGCGGTTTTGACTGATCCTTGATGTCATCCGCCGTGCCATCGATGCCATTCGGCAGCACATTGGTCCCGCCAAACTTGGCCGTGCTGAACGGCTTGTCCAGCGCCACCGACCGATCCCGCAGCCGCACGGAGATGCGCTCACGCTCCACGGCCACCGTCTCGATAGTGGCTTTCAGTACAGTGGTGAAGGCGCCATAGGCGGCGGTTGGATCTCCGATCTTGAGTGTCAGCGTGCGTCCGTCATAAAAGTCATCGGCCATCGCCGCGAGTTCACGGTCGATGTTGACCAGCGTCAGTTCACCGAAGGACACATTGGCCTTGCCGCCGGGTGAAGCACCCATGCCGCGAGTGAAGGTGGCCGGGTTCTCGATGCGCGGCTTGTAGAATGCCCCCGCATTGTCGAAGCCCTGCCCGCTGGCGAAGCGGTAGGTGATGACACTGGAGGAGGCCGGGTCATAGGCTTCGATTTCCGCCAGGAAGATGCGTGTGGCGCGCCGGTCATATCGCGGCTCAAAGCGAGTGAGGTTGAATTGCAGAACAGCCGCCTGCGCCTCGCCCATAGCCACCGCAAAGAAACCCACCCCGCGTTTGAATTGCAGTGCCTGTGCGCTGGCTTCTGCCGCAACCAACGCCGAAAACTGTGCCTCACGATCCTGGATTAGCGGATCATTGGCTTCCGTCAGCAGGCGTTCGCCAGTTTCTTGAAGGAGGTAGTTAGTCAAGGACTAGCCCCACACCCGACGCCATACTTGCGGCTCGGGGTCTACGCGATAGGCTTCCAGGGGTGCGCCGTCCTCATCCGGCAGGGTGCGGACGTTCACATGCCAGCCGTCGATAGCGACGGGTTCTGGCGGATTCTCAGGGTCTTGGGTGGCCTGTTGCGCGTAGAGGGTGCCCAGCACGTCGATGTTGCGGAAATTGGACTTCAGCGTCGTCTCGGTGACGTGGCCTGCCTCATCCCATGCGCTCGGCTCCTCGGTGTAGAGGACGGCTTGTGCGTCCGCTTCAGACTCAAAGCGGAGGTAATAATCGGTGTACATAATTAGCTCGTTATCGCTTGAAGTTGCGCGTTAGTGAGGCGTTTGGGGTAATAGGCGAGGCGGCGGATAGTGCCGTTGAGTGGTACGCCAAAATCAAGACGCGCTCCAATAGTTAAGACTGTAGCGGCGGCGACCGCAGTGTTTGATGCAGTGGCAACCGCACTGGCATCTAAGCAAACTGCATTACCTGATGCGCTATGATACCCAGCTACCTTAAATGGTACGTTTTGACTTCTAAGGTTAGAGGTGTTCGCCCCCCCAAAAACGACGTTATTAATAACATCGCCTATGTTGATACGTCTGGAGGTATCACTAGATAAAGTAAACCTGTTTATGGAAGTAGCACCAAAATCACAAAGGCTTATAAAAGTTGAATTGGGCGCACTGGTTGTCGCCTCGATATAGGCCGTCCCCTCATCCTGCCGATACCAACTGCTAAAATTCGTCCCCGTCATACTCGCCGCATCGGCGGAGCGGGTCACTTGGCTGGCGACCGTGGGGATGTAGGACGTGGCAAAGGCACCGGCTTCGAGTTGTGCGCCCCAGAGGTAGATACCGGAGAAGCCGTCGCCTGTGTATGAAACATTTCCAGAAGAAGTCATCTGTATGTAGTAACCGGGTCTTGAACCAGCAGTGGCCGTGGCAGTGGCTGTAAATGAGCATCTATACCAACCATTACCAGCACTCACAATGCTAGCCGTAGCACTTGCCCCAGTAGAAACTATGGTTCCTGTTGATAAATCATAAATAGCATTAGCGGCAGCAGGGAAAGTGGATGCCCCTACATCTGCTGCTATATTGATTCTGGAGCGACCGTTTTGTTTTGCAAAAAAAGTTAATGTATACGCCGTTCCAGAGCTAAACGATAAATTGCTTGATCGTGTCAGTTGATGAGAGCCAGTTGAAGTATCTTCAATCAGGACATCTGCTGTCAGCGTTCCATCAGGCGCGACAACCGTGTTCGCCGTGATACTAATGGCACTCTTTGTCCAAGCCGCATTATCAAACTGCTCCGAATACGTCAGTAAATTCACCCGCTGTTCTTCAATCTCCAGCCCCAGACTTTCACCCGTCAACGGATTGTGATCGAAGCGTGGCACCCCAGCGAGTGCGGTTTGCAGCGCGGGGACATAGTTGGTGATCGGCTGAGTGGTGGTGGGGGTGTAGGCCGTGGCGCTTGATCTGGCTTCTAGCTGTGCGTTTGAAACCGTGCCAGAAACCGTCAGCGTCAAAGTTCCAGCAGTAGGTGTGAAAGTCAGAGACACACGGTTGGATACTCCTGTGCCGACTAGCGGTCCCGCCGTGGACGCCCCCGATAGCGTGACGGACCCGGTATTCTGAAACGACAGCGTATACGCCTGAGCGATGACCGCGACGTTTTGCGTGGCCAGCGTTGCGCTGTTCAGCAGCAAATTCTCTTCCGCCTTCGCCACTGTCTTGCCGTCGTAGAACGTGGCCGTACTCGCTCTGGTAAACGTCACCCGAGGGTCAAGCGTCTTGGTATTCGCAAAATCAAGATTCAGCGACGGGCGAATATCGGGGTAATTGGATTGAATAGCCATTGTGTTACGCCAAAGTCAGGGTTGTCGAACGCACCGTGCCGTCAGTGCCTTTCACCTTGACGACGAGGGTGGTGTTGTTCGTCAACTGAAAGGTCATTTCGCCGATCCCTAGCGGATGCGCCGAGGTTTGCGGGCGGATGACAAACTGGTCTTCATTCTGATACGCCAGATCACCCAGATACTGATTCAGCGGCACTTCGTTGGGGGCGGTGCCGATGTCGGATTTTGCGACGAGGGATGGATCGGTGGCGATGATGGCTCCGGTCGCTTTCTTGGTTTCACCATCCTGCACAACGGCCAACACTTCAACCCCGGTCAGGGTGGTGGCTGGATTCAACTCTGAAATCTTTTTATCAGGCATGTCAGTTATCCAGTTGAATCTGCAACTGCCCCACCGGGATGGTGGGGGCGCTGTCACCGTTGGCGACGAGACGGGCGGTGGTCATGGCACCCCAGACCAGCAGGTTGCCACTGGTCAGGGCATCGAAGATGCCGAAATGAGTGACGGTTCCCCAATCCGCCGTCGGATCGGGCCATTCGATAGCGTTGTTGTTGCTGGTGGTGCCGGAAGTGCCGGAAGACGCGGCGGTGCTGTTCGCCCCTTGTGTTCCAGCCCAACTCACCAAGCTGCACGCGACACTCACGCGGGCATAGCTGCCGCCGCTGACTTCGGTGCCGCTGCTGCTATCCGAGGGGGCCGATGTGAGTAGGCCGACATACAGGATTTCCGGGAAGCTGTACGCTTGCCCGCGAAATACCCGATCAATCATTTTGTTTTCGAGATAGTTGGAGAGTGCGGCCATCAGGCTTGTATCCTCGCGTTGCGTTCCATTTTTGTGAGGCGCTGTTCCATGCCGGACAGCTTCTCGATAATCTGCGGGTTGGCATTGGATTGCGTGACCACCACGGCCCGCATTTCGGCCTTGAGTTCGGCAATCGCGGCGACAATCTTCTGGTCGTCGGCCAGCATGGCGCGGGTGTCGTTGGCATTGATAACTTGGCCGGGTCGATTAAAGCGGACCAGTTCCGGCCCTTGTTCACCGACAAGGGCGAGGCCGGGTTGGGCGAGTCCGCCTTTGGCAAATTGAGGCACCGGAATCGTATTGAGTCCCTGCCCAGCCAGGATGGCGTTGAGGGCTTCCAATTGCGCCGTGTTTAAGCGGGTGCCTGCCTTCAATTGCTCAAGCTGCCAATTTGCCAAGTCCAAGGCATCTTTCGCCATCTGTTCGGCTTGGGCCTTGGCCTCGTCCGCTTGCTTTTGCGCCTCAATGCGGGTGAGTTCGGCTAGTCGTTGCAGTTCTTTCAGATCGCGTTCAGCGGCTTCCCGTGCGGCCCGCATGGCGAGGTTCTTGTTCGGGTCACTCAGGTCCGCGATGCTTTGCTGAGTGGCTTTCTGCGCGGCTTCGATCTGGGCTTGCGCCGTTTTGCGAATTTCGTCCTGCACCGCCTGAGAGGCGGTCCGCAGGGCATCCAACCGATCTTGCTGCTGTTCGCGCAGCAGATCCATTTGCTCAGCCTGGATGTCTCGCAGGACATCCATCTGCTCGGATTGCTGCTCTCGCAGCAGGTCCATCTGATCGGATTGAAGGTCGCGCAAGGCTTCAAGCTGGGATGCCTGCGATTCCCGCAGTTCGTCAATGCGCGATTGGATGGAGTCGGGATCGGGGGCGGACATGCCGCCGATGGCGGTCATCGCGTTTTTGATGCCGTCAAAGATGCTGCTGTATTGAGTGCCGCTGCCGTAGTATTGCTTGGCGGCTTCAAGATACGCATCCGATGCACCCGTCAGCTTGCCCATCGCCTCGGCATCGCCGCCTTGGGCTTTCAGCAGCAGGTCTTGATATTGCCGCTGGGCTTCGGCCAGCCGCTGTTCAGGTGACAGCGGACTGCTCCCACCTAGCGCCATGCCGCGCACGTAGTCCTGGATGTTGCGGATGGCATCACGCAGTTTGTTGGCCGCATCCAGTTCGTCGGTCAGGGCCTTCATTTGCACGTCATGCGCCTTCTGCAAGGCCTTCTGCTCTTGGTCGAACTGCTTGTTCAACGCCTTTTGTTCGGCGTCGAACTGCTTGTTCAGCCTTTTCTGCTCGGCATCAAACCGCTGGTTGAGCGCCTTCTGCTCGGCCTGATCCAATTTGCCTTGGGCCTTGATGGCGGCTTCCAATCGATCCGACTCGGCATTGATGGCGGCTTCGGTCGCGGCATTGATGGCGTCGATTTGCAGTTGCAGGCTGGCATTCAGCCGGTCGGTTTCAGCGGCGATATATTCGCGCTCGGCTTCCTGAATCGCGGCGATCTCGGCGTTGTAGCGGGCCATGACCGCGGCCTGGGCATCATTGATTAGCCCGACTTCCGTCTCGACATTGCGCCCTGCCCCGCCCTGCACACCGAGGATATAGTTGTCGATAGCGCCAAACGCGCTGTTGCGGTCGGCATTGGCCAGATCGAAAACAGCCCCCGGCCCTTGCAGTTGCGCCAGTTGCGAGGCCAGTGACTTCTGCACGGCGACCACCGATTGCAGCCGTTGCTGGCTGGCTTGAACGGTCTGGACGATCTGACTGAAGACATCTTCGAGTGTCGCGCCCATCGAGGTCACCGCGTCATCGATGATGGCCTGTTTCTCCAGGGAGACGCGGGCGATCTCGGCGGCTTTGTCCATGCCCTCTTTGGCCATGATCTGCGCTAGTTCCTCATTCAGCGCATTGAGTTCGCTGTTGAGGTTGGACCAGCGGGCAATCTTGGTCTTTAAGGTCTTGATGACTTCCTTGTTTTGCTTCTTGGGTGCCTTGGCCAGTTCGTCGGCCAGCTTGCGCTCCCAGTACGCAACCTGTTCATTCATCTGCGCCACGCCACCGAAGCGGGCCTTGATGCGCTTCATCAGCACATTGCGTTCGGCAAACAGCGGATCGCGGGCATTATTGGCCCCGGTGGTGATGGCTTCCAATCGGCTGGTAGAGCCAGCCGTCACGCCGGTCAGCAAGGTAGCGAAATCGCTGCCCACTTCCTTGATCTGATCGCCTATGGCCTTGAACGGATCGAGGACGGCGGCGTACTTTTCGCGGATGGATTCGGCCTGATTGGCCATCTCGGCAAAGGCCGGGGCCAGTGCGATGAGTGCGCCAAACAATTTCTTGCCGGCGTCGGTGCTGGTGTCGATCCCGGCCACCAGATCGCGGAAGCCGTCCTTGCTGGTGGGTAAGGAGACGCCCAGACGGGCAAAGGATTCGCCCACATCGCGGACGGCCCCGGCATATTGCTCGGCGGGTGTCAGGAAGTTGTCGGTAAAGGACTCCATCGCTTCGACAAAGGCACTCAGCCCGCCTGCCGCGTTGGTCATGACGATGCTGAAGCCACTGTCCCCGATGCCTGCGGTCTTCAATAGGCTGGAAGCCCGCATGATGGTCTTGTAAGCCTCGACAATCTCCTCGGCCCCGCCTTGCAGGACGTTGATGTATTCGCGAACGCCTCCTGACAGGGTGGTCTGTGCCGCCAGCGATTGCCGAATGATTTCAGCGGCGACGTTGCCCTGGGCGTTGGTAATCTTCGTATAGCGGATGGCCTCGACACCCAGCCGTTCCAGTTCGCCCTGAGCGCGGCTGATGCCGGCGGATACGCGGAGGAAGGTTTGCGCCATGCCTTCGCCAGACTGACGGAATCGGTCGAGTTGCAGGCCGAGATTGCGGTCGAGGGTTTCGGCAATGCTGTCAGTGATGCTGGAGAAGACGGCATTGAGTGCCTTCGTCTGCTCTTCCAGCGTCATGTCCTTGAGGCTGATCTGCGTCTGGCCAATCGTGTAGCCTTCCAGCGCGGCCAGCACATCGTTACCGGCCACCCCAAAGGCTTTCGCGCCCTCTTGGAATGCGGTGACAATATCCTTGAAGATGCGGATGATCTGGTCGCTGACCTCCTGCCCCGCTTCCCCGACATAGGTCTTGGTGCTGCTGGACAAGGCCATGCCGAAGACCTCGAAGGATTTCGTCACGTCGGCATACAATTTCGCGCTGAAACCGCCCTTGAGAATGTCGCCCAGCGCGGTTTCAAACCAGCCGATGCCGGAATCGGTCAGTTGCTTGTTGAAGCCTGAGAAGAGACTGATCCGCGACATGCCAAACTTCATGCCGCTGTTTTTCAGGGCGGTATCAATCGCGGGCATGACCGACATCGTGACCTGGTTGGCCAGTGCCAGAATGTTCAGACTCAAGTCTTCCATCGCCCGCAGCATCGCGGCGGAGTAGTTCAGGTCGTTGCTACTGTTCTGCTTGATGATCTCAAGCGAGTTGGCGATGGAGTTGGACTGAGCGGCAGAATCACCGAAGACGGTGCCGGCGCCTTGGGTTTCCTGTCGTCTCTGCGTGGTCGCTGATGTGCCCTTGCCGCCGCTGGCCCCGGTCTGGATGCCGAGACTGGCCAACATGCCCGCCACGGCCAACGCCCTGGGGATGGCGGTATAGGGATCGCCCGACGACATCTGATGCACCACCGCCAGAATGCCCTCGGCCACGGCTGCAATTTTGGCCGCGACCGCAACGCCCGCCGCCATCTGCTCATACTTCTGGTATTCGGCGGACCCCTTGGCGTATTGGTCGCGCACCAAAATCAGCGATTGCGCCACCATGTTCAGACCGTTTTGAGCCTGTGCCATGCCTTCGGCCAGGTCCAGCGCAAAACTGCCGCCGCCGCTTTCACGCACGGCGTCGTAGGCTTTGCCGATCTGATCGACGTTCTTGATGAACTTGTTGGACGCCACCATCATCACGGAGAAGGCGTCGCTGCCGTTTTCGCCTATCTGATTCCAGATGTTGGCGTACTCTTGGGCGCGGCCAATCAACTGATCCCAGAAAGCGTTTTGACGCAATTGGGATTCTTTAACCGCCTGCTCCTCGTTTTTCTTTTGTGCGCCGGTCAACTCATCCACCGCACCCTTGAGCGCCTTGGTGGATAAGGTGTATTGCTCCATCCGCGCGATCTGATCGGGCGATACCAGTTCGGGTAGTGCGTCGGCGGACTGATAAAAGTCATTCAGTAATGACAACTGATCTGCCGATGCGCCCGCTTCCTTCGCCGCTGTCAATCGGGTCAGGATGTCGAGTTGCCGCTGATAGGCACCGATGATGCCGTCAATGGCGCTGGCTTCGCCCTGCTTCAGGCTGATGGCTTTCTGGGCAAACTCGTTGGCTTTGCCGCTGGCCGCGATTTCGGCTTGGGCGCGATTCTGAGCCAGAATGGCAAGGTCGTTATCCGCCGCCCGTAAGGCTTGCTTGAGTTTGAATTGCTCGTCGATGGTGACGTTGTATTGGTCCGCTTGCGCCAGTTCATTGGCCAGTGCGGCCTGTCGGGCTTTGATGACGGCTTCCTGTGCATCAAACTCGGCTCGCACCATGTCCAGTGCTTCGGCGTTGTACGCCGCCGCCTTCTGTTGCGCAGCCTCGATGATGTCGGCTTTCTGCTGATAGGTTTTGGCCCCGGCCAATTCCTGCGTGGCCACATCCGCCGCCGCTTGCCGTTCCTGATCCATCGCCGCCAGTCGGGTCTTGATTTGCTCAACTTGGACCTTGGCGTATTCCTCGGCCTTTTTAACCTGATCGTCCTGATGGGTTTTCAGGCGATTAAACGCGGTGCTGAGTTCATCGGCCTGGTCTTTGGCGGAGGTGAAGGACTCACCCTGCGCACCGAGGACTTTCTGCCACTTCTCATACAGCGCCCCGACCGAGACGACATAGTTCTGCGTCTCTTTGAACGGCGGCACGCCACCGAATTTCTGCACGTTGCCGGGGCCAGCGTTGTACGCTGCCGCCGCCAGTCGCAGGGATTTGAACTGCTTTTCCTGCTGGGCCAGGTACATGACCCCGCCCTTGATGTTGTCGTTCAGGTCGTTGAAATTGACGCCCAATTGCTTGGCGGTTCCCGGCATCAACTGCATCACGCCCCGCGCACCCACAGCGGACTTGGCCAACTGGTTGAAGCCGCTTTCCTGCTGGGCAATCGCCAGCGCAAAGGCCGGATCGACCTTGTAGGCTTTGGCCGTCTCGATGACAATTTGAGCGACGGCTTTCTGCTTTTCAGAGAGCTTGGTCATGGCCAGCGAGGCATCATTGGCCCCGCGTTTTACGCCGTCGAAAAACTCTTTCTGTGCGGCAGCGGCTTGCGGCGGTGGACCGGCGATTTCACCAATCGATGCTTGGCCTGAACCATAACGCATCAGTTTGACCACTTCGGGGTCGATAGCCCCACCGCCATCCTTTAGCCCCACCATCTCTTTGAGTTCTACCTTGGCGGCTTTGATAGCATCCACCAGCGTCAACCAACCGCCGACCTCAATCTTGACCAAGGTGTTGATGACGGTGGAAAGCGGGTCAAGAATCTCATTAAGGTTGTTGGCAATTAAAGACAGCGCCTCGGCCAGTTCTTTCGATGCCCCATTGGCCTGATCCGTTTGCCCCACATACGCCGTCATGGCATTCTGAATCTGCTGAAACGCGCCAGATATCGTGACCGGCATCTGGGTATATTCACGCTTGATGGCCTCTGACTGCGAGAGGATGGCATTGACGACCTTATCGGCAGTCAATTCACCCTGGGCGGCCATTTCGCGGAGCGAGGCTATCGGCACATTCAGCCCATCGGCCAGTGCTTTGGCGAGACGTGGCGAGTTTTCCATCATGCTGTTGAACTCGTCGCCACGCAGCACGCCGGAACCAATCGCCTGGGAGAATTGCAGGATACCGGCTGCCGCACTGGAGGCATCCGCACCGGAAATGCGAATGGTTTTGCCCACCAGATCGGTGATGGCCAGGGTGTCTTTCTGCGACCGCCCCAGATCCCGCATCGACGTGGCCAGCCGCGAATACAACTGCACGGTTTCCGCAAGCGGCGTCATATTGCGCTGGCTGATTTCAAACAGTTGTGACTGCGCAGCGGCAAACTCTTGGGTGGACCCCGAGACGAGTTTGAGCTTGGCGACGATGCCGGAATAGGCATCGGCGGTCTGAATCAATTGACGGGCCGAAAAGGCCACCCCCAACCCCGCTAAGGCGCGGCCTGCGGTAGACGCCGCGCTGCTGAGTCCCTGGGTGGCTTTTTCAATCCCGCCGAGACTGGCACTGGCTTTGCGGGAGGAGTCCCCGACTTTCTCGATGGTCCGGTTGAGGCTGTTGATCGTGCCTTCGGCTCCTTTGCCGTCCGCCGTGATCCGAATGCCTAACTGGATAGAGTCTGCCATGTGTCACTTACTCGGCTTGTTGAGAATCGGCAGGGCGGTGGATTCCATCACGCGCAACCCGTCAAAAATATCCTTCTGCTGCTTCTGGTGGCCCATCATCCTGATGACCACCTCGGCCTCGGTGTACCGGAGGCCGTGCCAGATCATCTGTCCGGACATCGCGGGAATT